TGTATAATTACATCAAGGGTGGCAACGATAAGCTATCCCAGATGAAGCGTGAGCAAATGTTTGTTCAACTTCTAGAGTCGCTTCACGCTGACGAGGCGAACCTTCTTATGTTGGTCAAGGATAAAGAACTCCAGAAGAAGTATCGTATCACTCGTCAAGTTGTCGAAGAGGCATACCCTGATATTGTTTGGCGTGACAAATGAAAATGATTCATGAAAAGTGTGACCCTTCAGTCTCACTAGATCGCGGTCTGCCTTACACGGCATACATGATCGAGTATATTGAGGGTGACACCACATATTATGATATTGCTACAGCAAGTAAGCAATCCGAACTCTTTGATCATTACTACGACAAGTATAAAAAAGATTTCGTTAACATGACCCAGACAGAAGGTAGAATGAATCCTAAACTCTGGGGAGCACAGCAGGCAACGACGAGCAGCAAGAAAAAGTAGCAAGTTATACCAAACTACTTGACTACATAGTATATGATGTGCTATTATGGCACTGACGTTCATCCCACTTTCGGGTGGGACGCAAGTAAGTCGCGGAACGGAGCGTTCATCCCATGTTGGAACTACTATTTTATACTAATATGTTATGTGCTGACGCCGACGCTATCATGCTGAGGATTGACGCACATGAGAATCTACCTGATAATATCAAGGTAGAATTGGTCGAGACCGTAAAGGAATCTGTACCAGAATGTGAGTTTCACTGGGACGCAAACGACTAAAGGAACGGGCGAAAATCCAACTACTTTAGGAGTCAGACATGAACACCTTGCAGATCATCAAACAGCAGATCAACAAAGCATCTGCTCTTCACGATGCTCAAATCACTCACACCGCTTATCGTGGTGTAAAATGTGAGGTTCGCAAAGCAGGAGAAGAGTCTCACGGCACTTTCTGCTATCGCGGTCGTACTTACACAAAGTGACATGCAGGCAGTACAAATCGCTGGGATCGTATCCCTAGGGTCTGTTGCTTTCTTGTCAATTCTATACGGTGAACTGATGCTTCTACAGAAGCATTGACAACTACCTTAAATAGAAGTTGGGGTGCTCGGCACCCCTTTTTTGTTTCTTACTATAATATTATGAGGTATAAAGATTCTATCCGCCTCATTAAGGAGGCACTAAAACAACCCTGGAAGTACACACCTACAGAGTTGACATATCTACGATTACAACTTAAACTGACGAAGAAACTTCTTAAAAAGAAACGAGGATTCCGAGAAATTTGTGATGAAAGTAAGTCTAGTAACAGTAACTCCTGATGCGGAGAAGACAATGGCGTATGTCGCCAGAGTCAGCAACCCAAACAACCAGGAGAATCCTAACTACGCGAAACTTCTAGGTTATTGTATCAAGCATGGTCACTGGTCTGTCTTTGAGCAGGCACACATGACCCTTGAGATTGAGACCACGCGAGGACTGGCAGCTCAGCTGCTTCGTCACCGTTCGTTCACGATGCAAGAATTTTCGCAACGCTATGCCAGCACTAACCTGCTGAGCGATACGATTGAGTTGCCTGAACTCCGTCGTCAGGACACTAAGAATCGTCAGAACAGTACTGATGATCTTGATCCTGTGATTGTAGAACGACTGAACCGTCAGATGGTGACGTTGTTTAGTTCTGCTTCTGCTCTTTACAACCAGATGCTAGACGCAGGTGTGGCAAAGGAGTGTGCTCGCTTTGTGCTTCCACTCGCCTGTCCAACCAGACTCTACATGACGGGCTCAGTAAGATCATGGTACCATTACATTGATCTGAGGACTGCTAACGGTACACAGAAGGAGCACATGGACATTGCTCTTGAGTGTAAGCGTATCTTTAAAGAACAGTTCCCCACGGTAGCAGAAGCGGCAGGATGGTAATGTATACGGGTCCAGTACACAGTCTGGAGCACCTTCGTCACCTGCCCAGGGTGACTCCACAAGAGATCGCTACTTATATCTTCCAGCAAGAGATCGTAGCAGTCTATCAGGGACGCTCTGAGGCAGGTCCTAGGGCACTAGGCAACCGGAGTATCCTATACGATCCTCGGGACGGTCTAGGACCCGACAGAGTGAACACAGTAAAGAACCGTGAGAAGTTCAGACCCTTTGCTGCCAGTGTGCTGGAAGAACATGCGACTGACTGGTTTGATATGTCTACCTTGGAGCACTCAAGGGAGATGATGTATGCGGTAGAAGCAAAGGAGGAGGTTAGGGATAAAATTCCTGCGGTTCTACACGTTGACCACACCTGTAGGATTCAGACTGTGACCAAGGAAACTAATCCACATTACTATGAACTGATCTCAGAGTTTTATAGGTATAGTAAAGTTCCAATGGTGTTAAATACTTCATTCAACCTAGCAGGGGAACCGTTGGTTGAAACACCTGAGGATGCTATCGATACGTTCGAACGTTCTGATATTAAGGTGCTGTGGTTCCCAGAGATCAATCGTATGATGAAGAAATGCGAATCCTTGGAGTAAATTTATCAAACAACGGGTCTATCTGTGTCGTCGATGACGGGCAGATAGATTTTTATTTGGAAGCAGAACGTGTGACCAGAGTCAAAAAAGATTCTGATGTCAGTAAGTTGTTGGATATGGTAGAGAACATTGATGCTGTCGCCATCTCCGATGCTTATTGGCGGAACGAATATAAGAAGATGAATTCTGTGAAGTGTATTACAAAGATCAAACGTCTGTTTCCTGATGCTGAAAAGATTGATTTTCGGGACAGACATCACCTGACACATGCTGCCTGTGGGTTTTACAACTCTGGGTTTGAGGAGGCAGCAGTGATCGTAGTTGATAGTAATGGATCGCACTCTGACAAGGGTGACGAATGTGAGACTATCTTCCACTGTAAGACAGGTCGTCGCTTCCACTGGAAGGTGAAGCATAAAGAATACAACACCTACAAAGATGGTAACTATGATGAGTATGCCACTTGGGGTATTGGTAAGGAGTTTGATGCGGTGGCAGACTTCTTAAAGTTGGGTGAATTTGAGGCAGGTAAGGTGATGGGTCTCGCTCCATACAATACTCACCCTGATGCTACCCGTGTTCAGAAGGAGTGGGAAGACAAGTCTGTTGTACTGGTAGAGAAAGCACTGGCAACCACCAAGCAGAAGAACGTCGTGCTGGCAGGTGGATGTTTTCTTAATTGTGTGGTAAACTATAAGTTGACCAAGGCATTCCCTGACGTAAAATTCTATGCTGAACCTGTGTCACATGATGGAGGTACAGCAATCGGAGCAGCATACTTGGTACATCATAACCCAAAACTAAAATCGTTTTAATTTTCCATAAAACGCCGGAAAAATTCTCCGGCAAAAAATCACCCCTAAGGTTTTTCTAAATACTCAAGGAACGCAAACATTATGCCTTCGTATCCCGTAAAAAATCTCAAAACTGGCGAACAGCAGACGCTCATGATGAGCATGAAAGCTTACGATCAGTGGAGAAAAGATAATCCCGACTGGGACAAGGACTGGTCACAAGGATGTGCCGGTGCTGTTTCTGGTACCGGAGATGTCTATAGCAAAACCGATGGCGGATGGAATGAAGTTCTCCACAAGGTAAGCAAGACTCCTGGTTCTAAGGTCAAGCCCCAGAAAACAACTCACTTCTAATATGCCAGCAAGAAAGAAGAAAACTTCCACACAAGTTGGTGCGGGAATGTCCGCAAAGCAAATGCAGAGAAAGAAACCTTTCAATGCCGACATGATGATCGACATTGAGCCTTTGACAGAGAATCAAACCAGAGTGTTTGATGCTTATAAGGAAGACAAAAACGTCTATGCTTACGGCGCTGCTGGTACAGGTAAAACTTTCATCATGCTTTACCTGGCACTGAAGGAAGTTCTCAATCCTCTTACACCATACACCCGTGTTGTTATTGTAAGATCTCTAGTATCTACAAGGGAGATTGGTTTCCTACCCGGTGACCACGAAGACAAGGCATCTTTGTATCAGATTCCTTATAAGAACATGGTCAAATACATGTTCGAGTTGCCTACAGACAATGACTTTGACATGTTGTGGGGTAACCTGAAGACACAGGAGTCTATCAAGTTCTGGTCCACCAGTTTCATCCGTGGTACTACACTAGACGATTGTATTCTTATCGTTGATGAAGCACAGAACTTGAATTTCCATGAACTTGATAGTATAATTACAAGAGTTGGTGAGAATTGTAAGATCCATTTCTGTGGTGATGCTGCCCAGTCGGATCTTGTCAAGACAAACGAACGTAATGGTATCCTTGACTTTATGAAGATCCTTGCGGCAATGCCAGAGTTCGAATCAATCGAGTTCGGTGTTGATGACATTGTGAGATCTGGTCTAGTTAAGAGTTACATTCTTAATAAGATTGCACTTGGACTTTAATGTTTGAACATGTTGATATTGATCTTCCTAAACTAAGACGGAAGACTATTGATGGAGTAAGATATTATACTGTGGAGGATCATCCGATGGTGTCTATCACCTCGGTGACCTCCCATTATAATAAGGAGATTTTTAAGAAGTGGCGTGCTCGTGTTGGTGACGAAGAAGCAAATCGTATCTCAAAACGATCCACAACACGAGGCACTCAAACTCACGAACTAATTGAGTCACACCTGCTCAATAAAGAGGTTGTCTTTGAGCAACCTGGACCCAAGATGCTCTTCCTTCAGGCGAAGAAAGCCCTTGGTAATATAAATAGGATCTACGCCCTAGAGGAATCACTCTACAGCAAAGAGTTAGGTGTAGCGGGCACGGTTGATTGTATCGCAGAGTATACCGGTGAGTCAGGCGAACCTGAGTTAGCAATCATTGACTTTAAGACAGCAGCGAAACCCAAACCAAGAGATTGGATTGAGAACTATTTCGTTCAGGCAGCAGCGTATGGTTGTATGTTCTATGAACTTACAGGTATCCCGGTAAAGAAACTTGTGATCATTATGACCTGTGAGAATGGTGAGGTCGCAGTGTACGAAGAGTATGATAAAATGACTTATATGAAAAAACTAGTACAGTACATCCACAAGTTCGTAGAGGACAAACTAAATGAAATCAAAAAGTGAGGTCAAGTCGATCCTCAAAAGCAAATTCCTATGTCAAGACAAGTTCTCCAATGAGATTGAGCAGTTGGTAAAAGAAAATGTGGAGATGAATTACATCGAAGCAATCTGTCACTACTGTGAAGAAAATAACATTGAGATTGAGAACGTCAGTAAACTGATCTCTAAACCACTTAAGGAAAAGCTTAAGTGTAATGCTACCAACCTAAATTATTTGAAGAGGACTTCTAAAGCACGCTTCGCAATCTGATATGTCAGTATTTTGTAGACAACCATTTGATTCGTTGTTTAGTGATTCGTATCACATGATGATGCCCTGCTGCTACGCGGTAACGGATCATCCATACAAAACTGATGAAGATGCTAACTTTAAAGCACAACATATCAAAGATGGTGCCTACGATTTTTATAATTCTGAGCAGATGAAACAACTCAGGCTTGATATGCTAAAGCCTGATCCTTTGACACCACTTGTACGTGATGTCTGTAGAAGTTGTATTGCCAATGAGGCAAATGGTTTACCTTCTCCTAGACAACCCCTTGACAAACCCAGGTTTGGTAGAATAATCAACGCCAAGATGAGAATCTTTGGCAACACTTGTAATTTACACTGTTTCATGTGTAATATCAAGAACTCTACCGGGAGGATTAAGCAAACCAAAAAGATGATGGAGTTTAATCCAAAGGTCTCTGAGTTCCTTGGGTATGAGCACATCGAAAAGTTTGCCGAAGACGGCATTGGGTATGATCTTGCCGCAGACAATCCAGAACTCTTTGAAGTTCAGATGGAAAGTCTTAAAAAATTAGCACCAAAGATTAAGACCTTCACTATCATTGGTGGTGAACCTTTTATCATGCCATCGCATTATAAATTGCTGGATGCCATGATTGAGATTGATGAGGCAAAGAATATCAATCTTGATTATGTGACTAACATGACCAAACTACAGTGGGAAGGGTGTAAGGTCATTGATTATATTAAGCAATTTAAATCTGTTAACGTTCGTTGGTCTGTAGAAGGTTATGGTAAATGGAATGAGTACATGCGTCATCCATCTATCTGGAATCAGATCGTAGAAAATATTGCTGAACTGAGACCACACACCACTACATTTGAGGCTAATATTACACTGTCATCATTGTCAGTCATCCAACTTGACAAAATTATTGATTTCTGTAATCAAAATAATATCAAATATAATCTCAACAATGTAATCAAACCTGAGGTTTGTAGAATTGATGCGTTACATCCCGACATCCGAAAGAGACTTGCCGAAAAGTATGAGGGAACAGAGTTAGAATTTTTACGTGAATCTCTTCTGGAAGAAATTCCTGATTGGGAGAAACGTTGGAGTGAGTTCCTAGAATACACTGAAGCAATCGATCACGTCAATGAAACTGACTACAAAGAAATTTTTCCAGAACTTGTGATTTAATTATGAAGATTGGCATTGTCGGGTATGGTCAAGTTGGTCAAGCGGTAGCAAAATTATACTCTGAACCTCTTATCTACGATCCATATCAGGATAAGATGGATGATGTATCTGGCGTAGATATATTGAATGTTTGTATACCATATACCGAGAACTTTGTATCAACGGTCAAAGATTTACCAACTCCTAATTGGTACACAGTCATACACTCAACTGTTCCAGTAGGAACAACAGAAAAACTTGGCAGGAAATTTTTACACTCACCCGTAAGAGGACTGCATCCAAATCTTTACGAGGGTTTGAAGACCTTCGTGAAATTTATTGGCGGCAGTGATCTACAACTTGCTCAAGCATACTCAATTCATCTAAGAAGTCTGGGAGTTAAAACTCATGTATGTGGGGATGCTAAAACAACAGAGCTAGCAAAGTTAGCAGACACCACTTACTATGGATTGTGTATAGCATTTACATCTGATATGAAAAAATTATGTGACGAACATAATGTAGATTTCTCAGAAGTTATGACAGAGTATAACAATACATACAATGAAGGGTATACAAAATTAGGAAAACCTAATGTTGTTAGACCTGTCCTTTATCCTACTGATAAGATAGGTGGGCATTGTGTCATACCTAATGCTAAATTGTTACCAAGAACAAAACTAATAGATGGACTGTTAGATTATGAGTAACTTTAATCTTCAAGAATACAGAAACATAATCGAACACCATAAGCATAGGGTGTGTGATTTCTATGATTCATTGAAAAAAGATGAGTGGACAGTGCTTAGACACGATGTAGAGTTTGTTCCTAGCAGAGCATTTGAGTTAGCAAAAATTGAAAAGTTCTATGGTGTATCTGCCAGTTATGTCTTTCAAGTTAGATCAAATGCTTACAATATATTCTCTACTCGCAACAAACATCTGATTAAAAATCTTAGAATACTTGGAGCAAAGATAGGACTACATGTGTATGTTGGTGATGTGTGGGATTGGAGATCATTAGAAAGAGAAATTCAATCTCAAAGAAGAATCTTTGAAGATGGTTTAGAAATGCATTGTGATAGGTTTAGTTTCCATAGACCACCCCAATGGGTTCTAGAAAATAGAACAGATTTTATTGGTGGTATGTTGAATATGTACGGACCTAGTTTCTTTGAGTATCACCGTCTTCCAATCCACATCAAGTACATCGCTGACAGTAGACACCGATGGAACTATGGTGATCCTTACATCAAACATCCTAGGATACAACTGAATATGCACGTCGATGAGTGGTCTGATAAAGAGACGAGCCACTGGGATAATATAAAAGAAGAACATATGGAAGAATTTATTGCCACCTTATCTACTGAATGTACTCATTACCAATGAACTGTGTCACTTGTGTAAAGATAGGGAAAAAATATCCTTCCATCTATGTCAACAAATTATATAATGCGGTAAGAAGATACACCGATATAGATTTCATCTGCTTTACGGATGATCCCTCTGGCATCGATCCAGAGGTAATTGTATATGATATGCAACCTCTGGTAAAGGACCCATCTAAGTGGAGAGATCCTAGGAGGGCGAGCATTGGTATACAATCTTGGTGGCCAGCATGGAACAAGTTAGAACTATTTGGTCGTGAAGAGCTAGATAAGTATGATAAGAAAATATTTTTTGATCTTGACGTAATCATTCAAGGTGACATTACACCTATACTAGATTTTGAGACTAATTTTGCGGTCTCACCGTGTAAGTGGAAGTCACCTGACTGGGTGAAGAGAACCTATACAGACGAAAGACCTGTATTCGCATTCAATACTGACAGTATTGTTTGGAGAGATACTAAGTTCATCTACGAGCAGTACATACAAAATTGGCAGAAGCATGTCAGGAAGTATAGGGGGATAGATCCTTATCTAAATCAAAATCATTTTTCTGATTTAGAGTACCTACCAGATGTTTTTTATTCTTATAGGGAGGGATCAGAACCAGAACACTTCTGGGATGGTGGTGAGATACCTTATCTCAAATTTATGCCAGAGTATTCTGTTTGTATGTTCCATCAAGAACCAGAAATACACGAACTAAATCCCGATCACATCCTATACAAGATTTGGAATGGAAACCCCGCATAATAAAAATAGAACTGTATTCTCAAAACGCCCAAAGTTGCGTCGGTTTGCTGAGTATAGTAGGGAAAATTTTGTCGGTGATCCTAGCGAGGTTACAGATAAACCAGGGTTTCGTGGTGTAAACATTCACGTACATAATGGTTGTAACTTGGCATGTCGTGGGTGTAACCATAATAGTCAAGTCCTAGCACCTGGTAGCGGTGTGGATGTAGATCAGATGATCTCTGACTGCGAGAGTATCCTTCCAAGGATACATGTTTGGGGACACATCAGTCTCGTGGGTGGGGAACCCTTGCTAGAACCAAGGTGGAGTGAGTTGCTAACTCGTATAGAAGAACTCGCCAACTGTAGAATTAAATTCTATAGCAATGGTATTCTGCTTCATAAGCACAAGGAAAAGATCGTAGAGCACATGAAGCGTGGCACGATCTTGAAACTTAGCATGCATGTCAGTCCATATTCTGCCAAGGGTCAACTGATCTATAAAAATGTAGAAGACTTCATTGAGTACGCTAAGGATAAAGTAGATCTTCAAGAATGTTTAGAGGTATCTGAGCAGTGGGAAGATAAGTGGTTTGATATGCTAAAATGGGAGGAGGGTAAATTCTACCCTCACGAGGACAACGATCTTGATAAGAGTTGGAGTTTCTGTACCTGTCCACAGATGCAGGTCTATCGAGGACACTTGTGGAAGTGTGCTGGTATTGCCTATCTCGAAGAAACTTTAGCGGCAACAGGTCAATCTGATGATGAAGTGTGGGAGAAGTATCTCAAGTACAAACCTACTCCTGTAGACGCACCTATCGAAGACATCTACAAGATGTCAGACACTCAATGGAAGAAGCATTCTATTTGTAATATGTGTCCTGCTGATCCAAATTATTTTTATGCTAACAAACAATTAGATGTGAGGAAAACAGTTGTACACCAGTTCGATGACCCCGTTTGATACTTACAAACAGTATCTTGCTTTCAAGCATCACTTCACCAAACCGAAGTATGATTACTTCAGGTACGGTGGTAAGTCTCGTGCCAGTTTGGATGCATTTTACAAACGTAAGGATCGTTATTTCTTTGAGAAAACTTCTAGAAAGTATAATGATGATGAGGTGAAGGCATTTTTCCTTGCCAACTTTGTAGAGACTGACAATCCAGATGGTCTGTGGATTGGTACAATCATCCGTAGTGGTGAAGGTAGTTACAAACGCTGGCAGAATCGTCAGCAGAGTTTGTATTATCAGTACACTCAACAGGTTGGTAAATTGCTTGACGAATATTCACTTACTGATCTGTTTACTTGTAAAGGTCACCCACCTGTGTTAAAATCATACCTGGCAGGTGAAACCAGTATTGAGACGATGGCAATCCTAGACAAGATTCTGGGGTATGCCAAGGACTTTGACAAGAAACTGTTAGATCCTGTCTGGGAAAGGGTCAGTCTCAAAATTAAAAAATATGAACCCTTTCTAAATATCGATGTATTCAAGTATAAAAAATACTTGAGGGAGCAAGTCAATGAGTAAGTTTTTTGACTCTTCTATTATCCGTGAGGAGATGGAAGAGATTTTTAATATCCAGAAGGAACTCTACCAGGTGATCATGCAGTTCGGGTCTATGGACGACCAGGAGAAGCGTGAGCACATGGAGAAACTAAAGACGCTCCTGGACAAGCAAGAGGTCATGTGGACCCGTCTATCGCTGTCTGACGACCCCGAGGCGATAGAGATGAAGGAGAAGATCCGAATGACATCCGCAGCTATGGGATTTAAGGACGTTGATATGAACGTCATCTTCAGAAACATGCGTAACACACTAGATAACCTAGCAAAGCGCCTTGACACGCCCTAAATACCAGAAATATACTCGATATATGCTGTCTACGGAGTATCGACTGCGACTGGAATACATTTGTAATCGAATCGCAAAGGGTGAAGAAGTCCAGTTATCTGACATGATCTGGGCGGACAAATTAGCAAAAGCGAATAGGTCAGCAGGCGAAATGCTACGTAAGGCACGTAGAATAGCAGCAAATCCAGACGTTCCGAAAGGGGGTCTCGATGATTTTTTGAATCAGATGGACCTGGGTGATCCAGATCCTAGCAACCACAAGACTAAGTTTGAGGGAGCAGAAGATATAGCAGACTGGTTCAAACAAGATAGAACCGATGACTGGAGACAACGAGACTGATCCACTTGAAGAATGGTGGGAAGACGAATGGCACGTCACCATCAAGATGCCTATAGAGGAGATCCGTCTCCTTTATGGGCATGTCTGCTATGGATTACAGATGTGGCCTGGTTCTCCTGCTCGCCCTGTTGAGGAGCAGGAGTATCTCCAGAGTCTTAAGTCAAGACTGGCAGCGATGATCATGCAGCACAGTTTTGACATGCTTGACACCGAATAAATAGCGCGTTATAATGAACGCGGTGAACACAATCCTCCGAATCCACCAAATCTAAATGTCCTTTTCTGATCTAAAGAAACAGTCCCGTCTCGGCAGTCTGACTTCCAAACTCACCAAAGAGATTGAGAAGATGAACAAGACTGGCGGCAGTGGCGGTGCTGATGAGCGTCTGTGGAAACTAGACGTTGACAAAGCAGGTAACGGTTACGCTGTCATCCGTTTTCTTCCTGCTCCCGATGGGGAAGAACTGCCCTGGGCGAAGGTCTATTCTCATGCCTTCCAAGGTCCCGGCGGTTGGTATATTGAAAACTCTTTGACCACCAACGGTGGCAAAGATCCTGTGTCGGAATACAATCGTATTCTGTGGAACAGCGGCGCAGATGAAGACAAGGAACAAGCACGTAAGCAGAAGCGTAAACTGACTTACATCGCTAACATCTACGTTGTCAAGGACCCCAACAATCCTGCCAACGAAGGTCAAGTGTTCCTGTACAAGTTTGGCAAGAAGATCTTTGATAAGATCACTGCTGCCATGCAACCCGAGTTCGAAGACGAAGAAGCAATCGATCCGTTTGACTTCTGGCAAGGTGCCAACTTCAAACTGAAGGCAA